GTGGCATGGTGTGTTGTGCTAATGATATTCATTCTCATTTGTGTGCGTGTGCTGCGCTGCTCTTGCTTCTCATTCTCAACAAGCGAAGGGGGTGCTGCCCTGCTGCTCTTGCGACGCATTTGCAATAGGCCGGGGTAGGGGGTGGGGGGAGGGGTGGGACGGGATATACCTCCTTGCCTCAAAAGGGCTAGGTCTTGTGCAACATAAAAAATTTCGAGTTTTCTTGATAGAGTCATTTTAAGGCCCGTAGAGACGCACCCAATGCTCTAGGCTACCCAAGTACCACCCACCCTCATAAAACCTCTGTACGGTGCCTCTGAGGGGCTTCTAGGCTATTGACAAGCAGTGAGGCTCCCTAACGGTCGCCCATCCTCCTCAGGACCCCTCCAAGTCTCGCCAGAGACGGCTCATCCAGCCTAGAACTTTACCAAGGTTCTATTAGCATATTCTATTCCTTATTCTATATCTATATCTATATCTTATATATATATTCTATAGAATAGATAGGGTAGCATAAAAATTGAAAATTGTCAAGGAGAGATTTTTCCTGTTGTCCTTCATTTTTTTGTTGACAAGTGGTGGGTTTTTTGTTATAATATGTATATAAGGTAGGGAGGCTTTCCAAAAAATGACTGAAACCAAACCGGACCTTCCCTTGCACACCAACAAGGTGGTGGCCCAAAAGCGCGAACAGCGTAAGACAATTTCCCAAAAGTCCCTCAAGGCAATCGAGTCAGGGGACATTCAGGCGGTGATCGACAGCTTGTCGGATCGTCAGCGGGTGTTCTGTGAGGAATACCTGAAAGACTTAAACGCTACTCAGGCAGCTCTGCGGGCAGGTTACTCCCAGAACAACGCCAAGCAGGTAGCGTATCAACTCATGGAAAATCAGGCGATCCGCATCGCTATTGATGGACTTCGGGCCGAACGCAGCAATCACACGGATGTCACTAAGGACTTCGTGCTGCGAGGCATCCAGAAAGCAATCAAGCTTGCCGAAGAGGCAGGCAACCTCAACGCACTGCTGCGAGGGCATGAGCTTCTGGCTCGTCACCTAGGCATGTTCATTGAACGGACTGAAATCAGCGGTCCTGACGGTGATGCCATCAAGATGGAACAGAAGATCAAAGAAGATGTCGCAGATTTCACCAGCGCAATTGCTCGCCTCGCTAGACGAGGAAGCTCGAAATAAAGAGCTATCAAAACTGTCCGCGAAGGAGCTGGCTGCCTTAAAGTGGCACTGGCCCTTCTGGGCACGACCCAACCAACTTCCGCCTGAGGGTGACTGGATTACATGGCTGCTGCTTGCAGGCCGTGGATTTGGTAAGACCCGGTGCGGTGCTGAGTGGGTCCGTAAGATGGCTTTCGACAATCCGGGCTGTCGCATCGCCCTCGTAGGTGAGACGGCGGCTGACTGTCGTAAAGTTATGGTGGATGGTGAGAGCGGCATCCTTGCTATCTCCCCTCCCGATTTCATGCCGACGTACTACCCAACGAACAGACAGCTTGTCTGGCCGAACGGGTCAATCGCAGAAACTTACAACGCTACTGAGCCTGACCAGCTTCGTGGTCCTCAGCATCACTTCGCGTGGTGCGACGAGATCGCCAAGTGGAAGTACATGCAGGCGACGTGGGATCAGGTCCAGATGGGCCTTCGCTTGGGTGAAAAGCCTCAGCAGGTTATCACGACGACTCCTCGTCCACTTGAACTCATCAAGAAAATCTTGAATGACAAAGACACGGTGGTAACGAAGGGTCGGACCTACGACAATGCAGGGAACCTCGCTGCTCCGTTCCTTAAGAAGATCACAGAAGAGTACGAAGGTACTCGCCTTGGTCGTCAGGAGCTTGAAGCAGAAATTCTCGATGACATCCCCGGTGCTCTTTGGCAGCGCAGTGGGATCGACACTAATCGAGTAACCGACGCCCCTCTCGATCTCGAACGAGTGATCGTTGCTGTTGACCCAGCTACGAGTAACGAAGAGGGAAGCGACGAGACAGGTATTGTTGTTGTCGGCCTTGGCCGTGACACCGATGGATACGCACGAGGTTATGTACTTGAAGACGGCTCTCTTAAAGGTTCTCCCGAAGAGTGGGCACGTCGCGCTGTTAATCTGTACCGCAAGTGGGAAGCTGACAAGATCGTCGCTGAGAAAAATCAGGGCGGTGAAATGGTGGCTTCTGTTATCAAGGCAGTAGATCGCAGCATCACTCCTAAGCTGGTACACGCCAGCCGAGGGAAGTACATTCGGGCTGAGCCTATCTCTTCTCTGTACGAACAGAACCGCATCCATCACGTTGGTCGTCACGACAAGCTTGAGGATCAGATGTGTACGTTCAGCGTTGACAACATCCGAGGCAACGGTATGGGTTCTCCCGACCGTGTGGACGCCTTGGTCTGGGGCTTGACTGAATTGTTTGACAAGCTGACTGGCCGTCGCCGCAGCGAGAAGGCAGAAAGAGACCTCATCACCCGAAAGGAGAGAGCGGCTTACGTTCCTCCTGTTCTTAACTCACCTAATGGTTGGATGGCAGGATAAACATTGGCACAGGAACCTAAAAAGAAAAAGGCTGAAAAGGTCACAGAAACCGCACAGCCGGTCGAAGTGCTCAATTTTGACACCAGCCCGGTCGATAAGGATTACGTTCCTGAGGGTTTCGATACCGTCGAGGACTTCCTCCAAGACATGCGGGAAGAGTATCAGCTTGACTACGACTTCGACAAAGATAATCGTGACAACGCACTTGAAGACAAGCTCTTCACGGCGGGACAACAGTGGGACCCAATTGTTCTTGAACAACGTAAAGGGTTGCCTTGTCTCGTAATTAACTCAGTTCCGCAGTTTATCGCCCAACTTGTAGGCGATTGGCGGGAAAGTAAGCGTGGTGTCAAGGTACTACCCACGGAGGAAGGCGACAAAGACCTTTCAGACGTTCGAGCAGACCTAATTCGCTCTGTTGAAACCCAGAGCCGGGCTGATCGAGTGTACGACAACGCATTTGAGTCGGCTGTACAGTGTGGTGACGGGGCTTTCCGCGTTGCTGTCGAGTACGCTAAAGACGATGTGTTCGATCAGGACATCTTCATTCGGCCTATTGATGACGCTTTGAGCGTTGTTTGGGACCGTCTGAGTGTTGATCCTACAGGTCGAGACGCTCGGCACTGTTTTGTGGACGATTTGATCCCTACAAAAGATTTTGAACGCAAATGGCCTGATGCAAAGCCCTCAGAACTGTCCAATCGTGAATACTCTCAGATGGTTTCTGAGCGTTGGATCGAGTCTGACGGTGTTCGAGTCACTGAATACTGGCGACTGATCGACCGTGATCGTCTTCTTGTTCTTTTTGAAGACGGCTCAGTCCGGTTCGTAGATGAAAATCTGGACGAACTGGTGTCTAAGCACGGAAATCCGGTGAAGTCGCGTGTTGCGCCTTGCACTTACGCTCAAATGCACCTAGTTACGGGCTTTGACATCTTGTCTGGCCCTTATGAATACCGCCTTACACGTCTTCCTATCATTCGCATGAGTGGTCGGGTTGTGAATGTTGCCGGTCAGCGCATTCGGTACGGTATTGTCCGCTTTATGAAGGACTCGGTACGTCTGAGGAACTTCCATCGCAGTGTTGCTGCTGAGCAATTGGGCTATGCGCCTAAGGCACAGTGGATTGCAACTGAAAGTGCAGTGGAAGGTTACGAAGACGAACTCCGCAAGGCTCACTTGTCTCGTGATCCGCTGATTAAGGTGTCTGACGACGCTATTATCGGTCAGAACATTCAACGCCTTGATCCTCCGAAGTGGCAAGCTGCTCTCCATCAGGAGGCCGAAGCCAACGTACAAGACATGAAGGACGTTACTGGTATCCACGATGCTTCGTTGGGTATCAGATCGAATGAAACTTCTGGTCGTGCCATTAACGCTCGTCAGCGTGAAGGCGATATTGCGGCCATCACTTATTACGACAACGGCAATGCTGCTGTTCTTGAGGCTGGTGACGTTATGAACCAGCTTATCAGTCAAATCTATGACGGTACTCGTATTATCCGCATTATCGGAGAGGACGAGAAGACTAAGTTCCTTAAGATCAATGATCCGAGCGACCCAAGGTCTCCTGACCTATCTGTTGGTCGTTATGACGTTGCTCTTGCGACTGGTGCCAGCTACACAACCCGCCGGGTTGAGGCTGCTCAGGCGATGATGGATGCCGTTCAGGTTTGGCCGCAGCTTCTTCAAGTGGCTGGTGATCTTGTTGCTAAGGCACAGGATTGGCCGGGTGCTGATGACCTTGCTGAACGACTTAAGAAGACTATCCCGCAGCAGTTCCTTGATCCAGAAGATCGGGAAGGACCTGATCCTCAGGTTCAGCAGATGGAAATGGCTATGCAGGCTCTCATGCAAGAGAACCAGCAGCTTAAGGTTGACAAAGAAATCGACCTTAAGAAGCTCATTATCGACGTGTACAATGCTGAGACGCAGCGTATTCGTGCTCTGTCGGATAATCAGGTCGATGCCGAGCTTTCGGAACGGAACGACATTCAAGCAATCCTTGAAGGTGGTCTCAAGCTTACGAAGGCTGACATGGAGATCGACGCACACGAACATGGCAAGCAAATGACTGAACGACAGCAACAGATGTCGGGACAACAGCAGATGCAAGCTGCACAAGCTCAGGCCGCTCCTTCGGGCGCTGCCTAAAACAACTCCGAGCCGGGGGAGGTTACGCTCGCTCCTCTCCCGGACACTCGCAAAACAAAAGCAGCAATCGGTGAAGGACCGCAAAAATAGCTATGTCTATTGAACCTACCAACGATCAGAACTTTGTCGCCCCCGATACAGACGACCTTGATGCTTTCACTAGCTTGCTAGATGGTAAGGCCAAGGAACTCAAGGTTGAGGATGACGAACCACAGATCACAAACGTCGAAGTTGATACCGACGCTGATGATGAAGATGACACTCAGGTAAATGACACTACTGACGATGAGGCTCCTGACGAGGACGACGACTCCGAAGAGAATAGTGACGACAAGCCTAAGAAGAAAGCCAATCGTTATCAGGAACGAATTAACGAACTAACTGCTAAAGCTAGGGAAGCAGAACGTGCTCTTGCAGCACTGAAAGCCGCCCAAGAGCAGAAGCAGGCCGAGGCTCCTAAGCCTGCCCTTCCTGTCGTACAGGATACTGGCCCTGACCCGGATGCTAAGAACGAAGATGGTTCTGATAAGTATCCGCTGGGTGAGTTTGATCCACAGTACATCCGCGATATGGCGCGTCATACCATAGACAAGGAATGGACAGCACGTAAGGAACAGGAGGCGCAAGAGGCTGCACAGCGTCAGGAAGCTGCTGCCCGCGAAGCCCTACAGGCTCAGTGGGTTGAAAAGCTTACCCCGATGACTGAACAGCACGAAGACTTCATCGACAAAACGATGGGTCTGGAAAGCGCATTCGATGGACTCGATCCGGCTTACAGTGACTATCTGGTCACTACTATTAAGTCACTCGATCATGGTCCTGAGGTGTTGTACTACTTTGCCAATAACTTGGAAGAAGCCAAGCGATTTGTGCAGAGTGGCCCATTGGCAGCTACGCTGGCTCTGGGAGAGATCAACGCAATGTTCAAGGGAAATACTCGGAAAGCCGAACCCAAGGTATCTAAGGCTCCGCCACCTCCGCAGGTCAACAAAGGTTCTAAGACCCGCACGGCGATCAACCCGGATACTGATGATCTTGACGCCTTCTCTGACATCTTCTTTGTCAAAAAAGGGAGGTAATCTCTATTCAAAAAGGAAATAACATACTATGGCTGTTCAGGTAGATCAAGCCAAGCTGGTCCTCAATTCGTTTGCCGCTATTTTCCAGAACGCTCTGCGTTCGGCGGACCTCGTTACGTGGAACCAGTATTCTGGTGAAATGAATGACCGAGACGCATTTACTGTCTCGGAACAGGTTGGTCCTCGCTACACGGTTACTGAAACCGTCAACGGCGTTGCCGATCTGACTACGGGTGTTCAGGATACCATCTTCGGTTCCGAACAGTTCACGGTTAACCGCACCTTCGGCACTTCGATGGGTTGGAGCGATTGGCAGGCTATTCGTGACATCGACACCGCTCGACAGAACGTCGCTCTTAAGAATGCAGCTATCCAGCTTGCTGAAAAGATCGACAAGCACGTTCTTGATGCCATCGCTACTGCATCGAACAATTGGGTTACGACCACGCCTGCTGGTGGTATCTCGGACTTCGGTGATATGGCGGCTGGTTTCACCCGTCTGATGGAAGAAGGCGTTGACGAGTCGGAACTCCGCTCGATGCTCGCCTATCAGGACCGTGAAGCTCTGTCCAACACCATCGTTGCCTACCCGGCGACTGATAGCCTCTCGACCAGCAGCTTCCGTAAGGGCTTTGAAGGCGAGATTAACGGCATCCCGACTGCGTTCACCCAGCAGCTTCCCCTGCTTACCACGGGTACTCGCACGAACGGTGCCATTAACGGTGCTGCTCAGAACGTCAACTACAAGGCAGTCTCGACCTCGGCGGCTCCGGGCCAGTACATGTCCCAGACCATTGCGGTTGACGGCCTCGGTGCTGGTGCTACCGTTAAGAAGGGCGAAGTGTTCACCGTTGCCAACGTGTTTGCTTACGATAACCGTGCTCAGCAGAGCCTCGGTCGTCTGTCGCAGCATGTGGTTGTGGCCGACGCTACTGCCGATGGTGCTGGTGCTATCGCTGCTCTCCGTGTCTTCCCGGCGTTTATCGTTCCGGGTTCGGGTACTGGTGGCGACATCAACGTCAACACTGC